ACCGTATGGATACAACACAACCTTCCACTAGTAGGGCCATATCTGTATTGGTTAAATGGAAAGCTTTAAAGAAAGTTAAGGGTGGATATATGCTTAGTCCTTATTTTATTTTTATTGGATCAGAAGAGCAAAGAGTGCAAACTATTGCAAGGTGGAATAATATATGAGTTGGGACCCAGGAGTTAAGATTAGCGCTAAGGATACCAAGATACAAAGGTCAGAGCCAGTTGTTATGACTAATGTAATTGATGGTGAGAACCCACCAATACCGATAGATGCTACTGAGTTGACAATACATCAGGTTAGAGCATGTGCTCCGCTTAGTGTTAGGAAGAATATAACTCAGAAGACAGTGGATCTTATTAATTCATCTATTGACGATAGTGAGATTAGGGATGTCTATAGGGAGAACATTCTTTCTTGGATCAATGTGTTACAGGAGGGTAAGTGGAAGATTAATGATTATGCCAACGCCGTAAAGTATGTCACGTATAAACTGCTTGGCGATACTCAGATGAGTTCTTGGGTCAAGGTGTTCCCAGACAGGTTCCAGAAACTGGTTGATAAGGGTATCCCGGATAAGAATATATCTGCTCATGTTACAATGTACAACAAGACACCGTTGGTGTTGAAGATACATGAGAGAACATTGCCCGCTATACATTTGCTTAATAGTGATATCCTTCAGGAAGCTATTAATGTTGAGGCAACATTGATGAGGACATCTAGAAGTGATACTGTTAGAATGAAAGCGGCAGCTATCTTAATAGAGCATTTAAAGGCCCCTGAGAGCTTGAAGGTGGATATTAATGTTGGTGTAAGTAATGATACTGTAGAGGACCTTAGGGGTATCACAAGGGCCTTGGCTGTTGAACAGAAGAGGATGATAGAGTCTGGTGGTATGAGTGCAAAGGGTATTGCTGAGATGGACGTTATCAGGAAGAGGGAAGATGCTATTGATGCTGAGTTTGAGGAGATGGAAGCTGATCCGGTTAATAGGAATCAGTTGGTTAAAGACTTTTGGCCTGGAGGTTGATGTGAGGAAAAAGTACTGTAGGTTCTATTCAATGTTCTTTGAAAACATGGCATTAGTTTCCGGTAGGTTGGATGATGCTAATATTTTGGTTGATGGTAGGATTGTAATATGAGTCAATTGGTTAAAAAGACTGTAGAAGATTGGCTCAGAGATGTGGACTACGGTGATGATCCAAGTTATGTACCAAGTGAGTTTGCGTTAGAGTTTATCAACTTTATAAAGATGGTTAATGGTGATAGGGGTGAAGAGAATGCTAGTCCTGTTATTCATTTTAAGTGGTTGGACAACCTTTGTAATAGGAAGCAGGACAGTGTTGCATTGTGTGCAAGAGGGTTTGCCAAATCAAGCATCTTTGCTGAGTATTTCTATCTTTATTTGGCTGTGTTTGGATCGATTCCAGGGTTCGGAATAGTTGACTATGCATTGTATATAAGTGACAGTATTGACAATGGCGTTAAGAAGATGAGGAACAGAATAGAAAGGAGATACCAGAACAGTGAGTTCCTTCAAGAATATATAACCAAGAGCAAGATAACTGATCAAAGATGGTACTTTGTTAATAAGTTTGGTAAGGAGTTCGTTGTTACTGGTCACGGTGTAAGTACTGGAGTCAGGGGAACAGTTGAGCTTAATACTCGACCACAGCTTGCCATACTGGACGATCTTATTAGTGATGAGGATGCTAGGAGTCAAACTGTTATTGATAAGGTTGAGGACGTCGTTTATTCTGCTATTGATAATGCGTTGCATCCCAGTAGGAGAAAGATAATATGGTGTGGAACTCCGTTCAATGCTAAAGACCCATTGTATAAGGCGGTAGAGAGTGGTGCTTGGTATGTGAGTGTGTTTCCAGTGTGTCAAGAATTTCCGTGTAAAAAGGAAGAGTTCAGAGGTGGCTGGGAAGACAGGTTTCCGTATGAATTTGTTAAGACTAGATACGATAAGGCTGTGTTGACTGGGAAGATCAATAGTTTTAACCAGGAGCTTATGTTGAGGATTATGAGTGACGAGGAAAGATTGATTGAGGATGGTGATTTACAGTGGTACAAGAGAAGAAGTGTGATTAAGAATAAGGGTGCATACAACTTTTATATTACTACAGACTTTGCGACTAGCGATAAGGAACATGCCGACTTTAGTGTCCAGAATGTTTGGGGCCTGAATAGTATTGGTGATTGGTATTGGGTTGACGGTGTATGTAAGAAAATGTTGATGGACGAGAGCATGAATCATTTGTTTAGATTGGCTCAAAAGTGGCAACCACAGTCGGTTGGAGTTGAGATAACTGGACAACAGGGTGGGTTTCTTTCTTGGATCAAACAGTTGATGAACGACAGAAACAACTTCTTTAATTTAGCTTGTCCTATTGGTTCAAATAAGCCAGGTTTGAGGCCGACGAAGGATAAGATGAGTAGATTCCAAATGAACGCGGTGCCTCTATTTAAGGCAGGCAAGGTACACTTTCCGGAGGAATTAAGGGAGAGTAACGAGCTTATGGAAATACTTCAGGAGTTGAGGCTGGCTACTATAAAAGGGTTTAAGTCAGCTCACGACGACCAGATAGATACTGTTAGTATGTTGGGTGAAATGGAGACATGGAGGCCAAGTGGTGCTGAGTATGAGGATGAGATGGCTAAGCCTGTTGGTGATGGTGGGGTGTGGGGTAACAGATCTCTTGATGACGATAGCGGAGAAAACTCGTACTTTGTTTGACATTGCTATTTGTTTAGTTTATAAAGGTTGTATTAACTAATTATGCGTGGAGCAGATAATGTTAGTGTATGAGTATGTCAACTTGCTAGTAGCAAGTGAATTAAAGCCTCTTGGCTTAGCGAACATAGGTGGTGATTTCAGAGATGAGATCCAAGAGAAGAATCTCCAAGATATCATTGGCCTCCTTAATTTAGCGAACTCAGCTTTACATGAAAAGTTTGCCCTCCTTCAGAAAGAATTCCTACTAGAAGACATAGAGAACAATAAAACATTTGCGTTGCCAGATGACTTTGTTTATCCAATTAATGCTGCGCTAGAAGATGGGACTCAGGTTCCTCTTAATAATGAACGTAAAGTGTTGGTTGATAAGACTGACAAGGCATTGAGCTTAATGTTTCCTGAGCCATTCGTTTGTTTGGTTAAGGGCGAGGATATTAATAGCCAAGTTATAGTTAGTTTGGTTTATATTGCAAGCCCGAAGAAAGTAACCAAACCAACAGACAAGATTTCTATAACAAGCGCATTTACACAAGCTATCCTTGATTATGTTGCATATAAGGCATTCCTTGGTGTTGATGGGCATGTTGATAAGACAAACAATACTTACTATATGAGGTATATTGCTGACTGTAAGGCCATTGAAACAAGCGGTCTTGCTGTTATTGATAACCTGAATAGTAATGTTAAATTATTAGAAAGGGGATTTGTATGAATAAATTTATACATACAGTATCTCAAGACAAATTGTTAGAAGTTCTGAACTATAACGCTACAACAGGTATTTTTACATGGAAGAAAGCAGCTGCAAATAACGTAAAAATTAACAGCGTTGCTGGTTGTCTGAAGAGTGATGGCTATATAAACATAAAGATAAAAGGTGTACAATATAGGGCGCACAGGCTTGCATGGATATTCGTAACCGGAGCTTGCGATGGATATATTGATCACATAGACCACGATAGGTCAAATAATTGTATAAATAATCTAAGGTTAATACAGACAGAATCTGAAAATTCTAAGAATTCGAAATTAAGTACTAGGAACACATCTGGAGTTGTTGGTGTGTGTTGGAGCGAAAAACGTAAAAGGTGGATCGTTCAAATTGGTATTAACTGCAAGCAAAGAACTGTTGGATATTTTAAAGATATGAAAGATGCGATAGCTGCGAGAAAGACTCACGAAGTTGCAAACAGTTATCACGCGAACCATGGAGCAATAATATAATGTCTAGTAACTTTAACTCATTTGCTCCATATAATGCAGCAAACTCACAGTATAGCTCTACTATATTTATATCAGCACAAGATAGGCTTGAAGAGGTTGAGGTGGACCTGAAGTCTCAAGAGTGTCAGTCTGAGGATACTGCATACAATCAATACGATTGGCCAAACCTTAGCTTAGCTGGGTTCCATGAAGTAATTATGTATATCAAGAGGGAGGGGTCCGACGAGTTGGATAGTGAGCTTATTGGTGTTCCTATGCAGCCACTTGAAGATGGTAAGGTTATATTTAGGGTGAGTGGTGAAGCTTTTGGTGGACAGGTTGGTAAGTATATTGGACTGGTTGAGGTTAGATATAAAGGATCAGACAGGAGTGGTGATAAGATAGTTACAGCTAGGAATTACATACCATTTGAGGTTCGTGAGGATTTCTATTGCAACCCATTTGACGAATATTTTAGCGAATGCGCTGGGAGTAATTAGATATGGCTGTTTGGGCGTTTGCTTGTAAGAAAGAATCTAGCATGAATAGATGGTTCGATGGCACAGCACAAGATGTATCATTTAATGATTCTAATTCATTTGATTTATCCAAGAATAAGAGTGATATACTCGACACACTGGATGAACAAAGAAAAGTACTGATTAAGAGTATTAGCTCTGTGCGTAGTGGTATCGGAGCCATTATGTTTAACGAGGTTAAGTTCAACGTATTCTTCAATAAGTTGTCAGATTTCGATGATGCAGTGATGATGCAGGATGACTTTTATATCGACTTATCGAGGGAAGTTGTAAGAATTAGCGATATAATTTATCCGGTTGAATATTTTAATAAGGAGCTTGAGTCTAATAAGTCTCACTCTGTTTACACATCAGATGGTGTGTTTATTAATAATCTAGATGCGGACGGTGTAACTACATCTGGATCAGCTATTGAGAATGCATTTGTTTCGGATGTTGCAAGTATTGGTTTAACAAGAGTTATACAACCAGATGTAACAGATAGTGTTAGTTTTACAGAAGAATTTGATGCCAACATAGGTGGTAAGAGTATCTATGATTTGGTTGACATGAAAGATGCAA